TAGAAGGGATAAGCAGTAAGAGTTTGAATTGTGTATGTATCCCAAGTGTACGGGGTAGGCCAGTCATCTTTATCAAAGACTAAACTATTGAAACCAACCTTAGCTTCTAAAGTTAAAGCTGTTAGATCAATTTCCTTAATGATATCTTTCTCATGTTTTAGTGGATAGTCAATATTTAACCTACTAAAGATTTCTTGATCCATTAGATTAAGTTGATATCTAGCTTCATCACCAAGACGCTTCTTAATATATGTTGGGATATCACCATAGTACGCTTCAGAGATATCATGGTATAAAGCAAGTTGTTGAATACGTTTAGAATTAGGATACTTCTCTTTGGCTAGGTAAAGACAATGGATGGAGTGGTGACCTACTGAGATGCTAAAATCAGTATGAGCATTAAATCTTTCAATCCTACAAAGAATATTTGCTAAGCGATCTAAATCTAATGTAAAATAGTTAATACCTTTATAAGCTTGATGTTCAAGAATTCTCACAAAGAGCACCCCAGCTTACTGGAAACAGGGGACGAATGATTGTATCCCACATCTTGGCTAGTTCCTGTATCTCAAGCTGAGCATGAGGATCAGACCTAAGATTATAAGCACGAGCAAAAGCATAAAGTGAACCTGTTACATAGTAAGAAGTGTACATAGACTGAGGAAGAACCATCCGAGCTTGCTCAGGGGCTACACCTGATTGAATCATATGATTATATAGAGATAAAATATCTTTCATTAGTTCATTATAGTCATCTTCTATTGAATCAAAATTCCATAATGATTCATAATTTTCAACAGTGTTAGAAGAACTTCCTTGCTTTACACTTCCTTCTGGTCTTCCTCTCCAGTATTCTGGGGTATAAAACTCAGGTGTATCGTCAACGTACCTTCTAGAAACTTCGTTGTAAGAGAAGCCGACTGTGTGCTTAAATCGTTGTCGAGCAACAAAGATTGGCACTGTCTCACGAAGGGTAATAGTGCAGTGCGTAAAGGGTGTGAAATGGTTATGGGATGCCAAATACTTGATAAGTCTTTCATCTTTGGACTCTAATCTTTTAAGCAGTGGTATTCCGTCTTCATCACAGACAGCTTGCCATCGCCATTCAGATTCTTTATCAAAACTAACTCTAGCTGCATTAACAACAGTTAGGTCACTACCCATAAAATCAATTAGTTCAGTCTTCAATTTCTTCTTCCCAGTATCGACAATGACGTAAACAACCTTGTTTAATTAAATGTTTAGGATAATTATTATCAATGAACCATTGAATAAGTTCTTTTTCCTGTGTAGCTGAGTCAAAGTTTGGGATAGCTTTAGGAAAACCAAACATCCATCCCGAAGGAGGGTCTACCATTGTAACCTTACGACTCAATGTAATTAAGATCCATTTCTACACAACCATCATCATCAACGGTAAGCCCAAGATCAATACTTGTAACTTCAATACCACTGATAAAGTTGTACGAATTAAGATAGTTAATAATAGCGGCTTCTAGGTGCTCATGTTTGAGCTTAAAGTTCATGGTATTAAATTCTTCAGTCTTCATTTTGGGTAACTTCAATTTCACGGGGGTTAAGCTTCTTTTCTCTAACGTAAGGATTCTTTACGTTATCTTCGTTGTTAGTTTTGTTCAGTCTCTTTTGCTTATCTTCGACCATTCTCTTTCGACGATAGGCTCTGTCTTTATAAAGGGGAGACATCAGGATGCTCTATTAGACCTTCTTGTAGTAAGTGTGTAAAGATAGCGGCAAGTGTGTAATTACTATTCTCTAGTAGTTCTTCAAGAGTATATAACTCTAAAAGTTTTTCAACTTCTTTTAATGAGTATTCAAAATCTCTATCCATTATAAAACACGAAGTTCTTCAATATTAATTGGTCGGTAGTTTATCATCTCTACACTTACATTAACATACTGTTTAGAATAAGAAGGCTTGTTATGTATATGTCCATGGATATTTACAGGGCATTTATCTTGAAGAGTAGAGGGGTGAACTGGTACATGTGTAAGTAATAGTCCAAACTCTGGAAACATTCGCCACATCATAATGTTTTGAAAGTGTCTTAAAAGAGATTGATCTTTACCAGTGTCATGATTTCCTAAGATAAGTCTTTTCTTACCTTTTAAAGCTGCTCCAATATGGTCAAACTGACCAGTTATATAAACATCACCAAGATGGTAAACAATATCACCATCTTTAACTACACTATTCCATTGTTCAATTAAACAAGAATTCATTTTATCAGCATTATCAAAGGGTCTATTACAATATTTGATAATGTTTGTATGGTTGAAATGGGTATCACTAATTACCCAAATATCACGCATATGCTTTCCTAATCGTATTTAGAGAAATGAATCGTGCATCATATACACCATTTTCTACATTATCCTTAAAGAGAAGTCCTCTCCACCATAGATCATTTGTAAGGCCAGCCCATGGTGCATCATAGTCTTGATAAACACCAACAACACTCGACATAATCTTACGACCATGGTGCCCAGTACGAACTGCATGGTCAACTAAGTGAGAGTGACCGCATGTCGAAGAACTATACCGCTTGCTTAAGATACTGGAAGCAATGTTATCACCACCAATAGGACGACCAAGAGTACCAGAAACAAAATAATGACTATATGTTATACCATCGATTTCAATTGCTCCGGGAGTCTCACCGTTATACCTTACTACATCATCGTAGAATAAGTCAAATTCAAAGTCATCAAAACCAATAGTACCTTCAAGTTCAGGGGAAAGGTCTAAAGCTTTTTCAACTCTGTGTTCATGGTTACCTTCAATGACAACACGATAAGGTAACTTCTTTTTACGGGCTCTAATTGGTCCCCATACACGTTCTTGAAAGTCTAAGTGCGCTTCAATATCTTTGGCATATGACCTACCTTGGAATGATCGCTTACCCTTATCATATGATGACAATGAAGGCATATCAGCAGCATCGCCAATGTTAATAACAACATCAGGCTTTAGATCAATGATTAGTTGAGATAACCAATCTGCTCTTTCATTAGAATAATCTGGGTGTGCATGTTGATCACTAATTATTAAATGTGATTTCATATATTACATTAACCATTCATTTGGAATTGTTTTAAAACAATAAGGAAAATTATTCTTTTCACACCACTTTGAATACGTCATTTTAGCTTTCTTATTTAGCTTATTATCTTTTTCAAAGACAAATCTAATATCAGCATCAGGATGGTGTTCTTTGACAGACAACATTTTCTTTCTATCGTCTGTGCTTAAGTAACCTTTAACTTCAAGATACATTTTTCTTCCATCCGCAAATGTAATAATAAAGTCAGGCTTGTAAATTGCTGTAGTTTTATATTCTAGTTTTTCTGTTTCATAGTCTATATCAAACACTGAAGGAAGAGTTGAGGATATCTCTAACAGAGACTGAAATACTCGAGGCTCCAAATTCCCTTTCAATAGGCCGTTGAAGACAGGTGGGCGTGTAATCAAATGAATACCCTTTATACTTTTTAGTTGTTAACCTATGATACTTTTCAATAGATTTTAATAAATGTTGAGGATTTGCGACATGGTGTAATGTAAATTTCTTTAAATCATGATCAACTAAGAAATTAGTATTCTTAAAGAACCCATCTACTGCTGAAGCATCAATTGTAATTTGATTGATACCAAAATCAAATGTTTTTAAAACCTTATCTCTAAAGGAATCGATACGAATATCTGGGTTGTCAACTCTAAAAAATACTAATTGAAGTTTAGTTGTATCAAATCTATACGAAGTGTTGTAAACAGTTATAATGTTATTGGTATAGTCTTGGTATTCATTTACTTCAGGTGTCATACAAACACAAGTACCATAGACTGTATTAATCTTTTCAATGTACGTCTTAACATGAGTTAAGGAAGTAGCGCCGATGAACATATCTACGTCTTTGAACCGAAGATTATGAAACAGATCACGAGGGGCACCACCAGCAATAAGGACTAGTGGTGTTTCCAACATTGTTTTAAATCGTTCAGTCAACCTGATCAGTTGGTTCGGTCGAGTAGTCATTGGCATTATCTAGCAACTCTGTGACTTTAGGTTCTTTAACTACCTTTGTGAGGTAGACTGGACCGTTAGAATATAGAAACGTACGAAGGTTAGGGAAACATTCTTTCTTGAATTCACAATATGAACACTGTGTTCCAAGCTTCTCATTTCCACTCTTACCTTCAGGTTGGGGTGAGAAGTGCCTCTTAGGAGGCTCAGGAAGTTGTACTAAAGCTTTCTTTTCTTCAATGAGTTCTTCGTAATTAACATCTGTTACAGGGTATGTATCAACTACGATGTGCCCGTGTTGCTTGTCAATAGCGATGAAGCTTTGAACGTCTTGCTCAACAAGGTCTGGATCTTCTCGTGATCCATAAGAGTACGCTCCGATCTGATCAAGATACCCAAAAGGATCATCCTCTCTAAGTCCGTTAGTTTTGAACTTTTTGAAAGAGTATGTAGATGCTGACTTAACGTCAACATTTCGTCCATCAAGGATTGCATCTCGATGGCCCTTGACTCCAGCAATTTCAATAGTATCTTGTTGTCCACAAACGGTGTGTCCAGCTTCTTCTGCAAGAAAGAGAACCAGTGCTTCAAGGATATCTCCATATAAAAACTTAAACCTAACTTCAGGACGTAGCTTTTCAGCAGTCTCAGGCTTGTTAATTAAGTACCAAAGTTTACGTGAGCACTTGGTACCAATGTTAGAAAGACGTAGAGTTGGTCTACCTCTTTCTTCAGTCAATCTGTTAGCAAGAAGCTTGGCAAGTGTTTCACCAAACTTCTTTACATTATCTTCATTGAACTCTTTAGGGTTTTCAATTAAAGAATAGATATCTTCTACTAGAGTGTCAATTGATTTACTCATACCGAGGTCCTTGTGGTCCCTCTTCTTGATTTTGATACTTACCAGTATAGCCATCAGTCTCTTCGTCTATGTAGGCAAAAAGAATCTGAGCTATTGGTGCACCCTTTTCAATGTAAAGCCACTTATACGGTGGAGGTAGCTTAGACGTAGAAAGTTCTAGAGTAAGGATTCCACCCCATCCGGGTTCAATCACAGTGTTCTGAACCTGTAATCCTCTACGAGCCCAAGTGCTTTTATCATGAACAAACCCAACAACATTCTTAGGCATTTCAAATCTTTCAATAGATGAAGCTAAAGAAAAGTCGTTGCTGTTTAATGTGATTTGTTCAGCAATGCGGATGTCGTAACCACAGAGGGACAACCCGTAGGACATCCCTCTGAAGACACCACGCTCTACGAAAGGATCAACAGGTTTAATCTTCCGTAGAGTGTTAGCGCTAAGATACATCAGAACGGTGGTGCTGTGTTAGCCGCAGGCTCAGGAGCATCTGCATTTGAACTAGATGAAGGTGACTCGTAAGGAATTAGATCATTGATTCGAACACCAACAAGTCGAGTACCCTTACCGGGCTTACCCTGATAATTGTAGTCGTAGATCTCAACCTTTACGGTAACTGTAGAGCCGTTACCAATACGGACATCTTCACCAAGGGGTTCACCAAATTCATCAAGAACAACAGGCGGTTCAAGAGTGGTTTCTACACCCTTCCAAACCTTCATTGTAGGACGCTTGAAAACAATATAACCAGCTTCATTTACCTTAAGCTTGGAGCCACAGTCTTTAAGTCGCTTGCGCTCATTAGCATCAAGCTTGACATTGACAGACCAATAACCATACTTCTCATCGGGGATAAAAAGACGATGAGCCCAAGCTGCTTCACCAGTAAAATATTCAAAAGTAGAACGAGACATAAGTACCTTTATCAGTTAAGTGTGGTAGAAGAAGGAGCAAGGTCCATTTCTGTCTGCTCTTCTAGTGCGGTCTCTTCAAGACCAATATTAAAAACTTCAGTGATCTCATCAATAGTGAGATCAATATTCTTCAGAGCATCCTTTACAATCATTGATGCTGCTTCAGCAGTTGATGCTTGGACACGTACAAACCCCGACTGAGGAGCAGTGTACGTAAAGATAATATCGAAAAACTTCTTTTCCATTAGTGTGTTATATACCAATTTTCTCCGATGGTTGTTTTCTTACCATCAGTGTATGTACCCAGTAGTGGGCAATTAAGGTTAAAAATTTCACCGACCTTTTTAATTGAGTCAGCTTGAACTTGAGCTACATATAAGGCTAAGTCCATATCGTTGTCAACTTCTGTTTGCCATTCATCATGAACAAAGTTAACTTGTTTAAAACTAATCTTTTCTTTTCTGAGTCTATCTCTCCATAAGATATTTGCTGTCTTCATTATACAAGATTCTCCATTTTGGAGATAACCAGCTAACATGTGGTACTCATCACTTTTGACAAATCTTCCATCAAAACCCTGAAAGTATCCTGAAGCAGCATCGTTGGGAATGGTTACAGTTTTAAGGTACTTCAATCCTGGGTAGTAGTCAAGGAAGGAATCGTTAGCATATCGAGCTTGTTCAAGTGTGCAGCCAAGGATTTGTGCAACTTTCTGTAATCCCGCTCCGAGGAGCCATGCGTAGATAAATGTTTTGGCATCATCTCGGGATTTACATATTGCTTCTCCTCCTGAGTTGAGAGCATTTTGGTTAAGGGTATGAGCATCTGTGCCATTCTTCTTATCTCCACTGACCAATGATTGAATGAAACGTTCATCGTTCATATAGTGAGCAAGGATGCGAAGCTGGATAGAATCAGCATCAACTCCAACAAGTAGTTTACCCGGTGGCGCTGCCCACACCTTACGCATATTAGGATCAATAGCGTCCTTGATTAATTCAACTGCAGTAGGTTCTTTGTCTTTTGGTAGACCATGCCATGTCGAGATGTTCGCCATGTTGGGTCCACTATGTGACATACGATGTGTCCACGCTCCTATGTGATGGAAGGTACCGTGGATGCGTTTAGAGGTACCGTCATAGGCCGAGAACCACTCTTCGAGGGTCGATCTACGTGAAGAAAGAACAAGCCACTGTACGAGCTTCCTAGCGGATTCTAGAGCCATACGCTCTTTTGAGCCTTCAGGTTGGGTAGACGGATCAGGAAGAGTGTTTAGATTCTCCTCTGACACAGACCAACCATAAACTTGATATGCATCTAGTTTTTCCTTTAGCTGTTCATATAGCTTTTTGTTCCTTACTTTTCGTATCTCTCTTTCAACCTTTAGATGTCCTTTAGTTTTTTCGTAAGGTTTCCATCCAGCTTCGTTCAGCCTTTCGATAACCTGCTTTTGTGAATTTGGGTTAAATGTAACCCACTCAATGCGAGAGAATGATGCTCCTTCTGTATATACAGATAGATTACCATCAGTTATCCATCGGAAGTCTCCCTTATGTAGGGTACCATATTTAGTTACCTTAGGTGTTATCTCTCTTATGAGTTTACTTCTAGGAGGAAATGCTTTAGTTAACTCTAAAGATAATGTTTCTAACCTACCTTTAATATCTTCATATAAGGATAATGCTTTAGAATAATCAAAGTAAAAACCATTAGAATGCAGTTCATTACAAATGATTTGCATTTCATGCTCAGTTCTAAGACTATTCTTCCACAGTGGTGAATAGATAAATTTCTCTAAATGTTTAAATACTTTATAGTTGACTTCTACATCTTGCTTACAATATTCAATCATCTCTTTAGTGAGTTGACTAAAATCATTAAACTCAATCTTAGAACAACCTAGGTATTCACCCCATCGAGCTAACGAATGACCACCTTCTTGATTAGCATCCACAAGTCTAGAAACAATGAGAGTATCGACGCAGCTAGCAAAGTCGATATGAACACCACTAACAAGACTGTTAATAGCAAGGGCGTCATAACCAAGAAAGTTATGTCCAACCCAAAGGCTAACATTTTTGCTATAGGAGACGAAGGAGGATGGGTAAAGGTCTGGTCTTTTAAATACTTTAACTTCTTGTGTATCAATGTCTTTACAAACAATAACCCAAATTACACTAGGCTTAAGAGAGTCAGCTTCAATGTCACAAATTACTCGCATTCAACTTCAATTTCATGGAAAGTAAATACGTATTCATATCTAACGTCTGCTTTTATAGTTTCAATAAAAATATTCTTAGCTAAATCTTTATTATTACAAATAACTCTTTCAACTTTTGGTTCTGAAAGTCCTTCGTAACCACAATCATCTTGACGTATAATAATGTAGACTTTCATTCTACATCCCATTCTTCTATTTCTAATTCAAGATTCCACGACCATTTTTCTTTATGTTTTCTTTTTTGTTCTCTAAGAAAATGTTTAGCATCTGCTTGTGAACGAAAAATCTTTTTTATGTGATATCCTAGATCAACCATTGATATAACAACATAGACTTTCATTCTACCACCACAAAGTAAGAGTTCTTGATATTATCGTACAGTTCTTGCTTTTTCTGTAGTAGAACTGCTTTCATTGGGCTAGGTTTCTCAGTTAGCTCTTCTTGTAGTTGGTTGATCTCTTTGTTAAGTCTTACAAGATTGTCATGATCCGTAAGACGCATAGTTAAAGATCGCTCTTCATAGGGGATAGTCATAGCATTTGAACCTCTCCATCCCAATCAGTATAGTAAACTCTGCGAATACCTACATCAGCCATGAGTCTAGTACAGGTTTTACATGGTTTAGCCATAGAAAAAGCATTATGTATATTAACACGAACACAAAGAAGGTCAAGAGCATGACAGCGGTCGATGCCATGAGAAAGGATACAATGGCTTTCAGCGTGAAGATGAGGAAATCGAGTGTATCTCGCCAAGATTGGATGAGTTTTGTACGAATTGTGTTTTGCTGCATAGATTGTTTTACCTTTAAAGAGTACAGCTCCTACTCTGAAGCTGTTACGTTTACCAGTGCCTTCACTTGCTAAGGCTACTGCTTTTGCTGCTTCTAAATGTCTCATAATCGCCAGTGAATTGGTTCTAGTGAATGTTCACTAAGGTAAGCGTTAGTCCTACTAAAAGGCCGACTACCGAAGAAGCCACGACTACAACTAAGGGGAGAGGGATGAGCCGACCTAATGACATGATGCTTTTTATGAGGAATTAAATGATGATATTCTTGTGCTTGTCTACCCCATAAGATAAATACAACATGTTTACGTTCGCATACGATAGTTTCAATTATTTCTTTAGTAAAGGTTTCCCAACCTAAGCTAACATGGGCGTTACGCATGTTTGGGCTGGTGGTGAGGACAGTGTTAAGCAGAAGAACACCACGCCTAGCCCACTCAGAAAGGTCGCCATTGCGAGGAGTAGGATAATGTAAGTCATTTTTGTATTCTTTAAAGATATTCCGCAAAGAATAAGGAAGATTACGAATAGAAGGATTAACACTAAAAGCAAGTCCATTGGCGTACCCCGGTGTTGGATATGGATCTTGACCAAGGATAACTACCTTGACAGATTCAAGTGGTGTTAGATCAAGTGCTCTGAAGATTTGATTACGAGGTGGGCACGTTATTTCAGGTAGTGAGTTGAGAAGATTATATGAATGACTGTCCCACCAGGGTAAAGTATTCCAATTCATTCTGATTCAAACTTTGCCTTAAGTTTTAAGTACTGATCATAATCTCGTAATGTACGTGATTTTGCTATTCTTTCTTCTTGTTCTATTCGTTCATTTTCTTCTATTTTAGTTTCGTATGTTGAATATACTAAGAAAATCATAGCCGAATCATACATTATTTCAGATTCAAAATAAAAACCTTTAGCTTCTGGATTAGAAGTAAGTGTTGTTTCTCTAAAGCTGTTGACCCAGTTTAAATCTCTATATTCAATTTCAATTCTACGAGTTTTAAATTTACGAGTAGTCATTTGTTAGTCCTTAAAATGGTAAGAGACCTATTGAAGTTTCTTTTGAAAGTGGTGTTTCTTCAGTGATGATAAAGGTCTTAGGATCAAAGTAAAGCCTGCCAGCAAAACCAGTGTGAGATCCAAAGCGATTCTTTTTAATAGTTAATGTTGTAATGTTACGTTCATAAGAATCATCATTGAGCTTATCACGATCAAGATGGATATGGGTATCAGCAATCTTAGAAATATTTCTACTACCTCTTGTTAATCCATCGTCATTGACATGAGAGATAAAGATCAAAGCAAACTTTAATTCTTTACACAGCATCTTTAACTGTGTTGAAATGTAATCTAGTTTTTGTCTTTCATCTTCATTCATTGTACCACTTACCACAAGGGATATGTGATCCAAGAAAATAAACTTGCAGCCCAACCCTGCAACAAGAAATCGAATAGTAGATAGAATAATATCGGGGTCATCAGAACCAAAATGAGAGGAAAAATACACTCGATCATCTGAAGTAGTGAGCGAGCGGTATGTCTCCTTGATCTTTGCATTGTCAATTCCAGAATCAGGCAGATGTACGGGTTGTTGTAGTTCATAACCAACTAATCCTTTGATTGATCTTGCTTCATCTTCTTCGAGATGAATAATACCGATGTTCTCCGTTGTCGTCTTGATAAGACTGTATTCAATCGCTCGAAGAATCTCTGTCTTTCCAATTCCTTCAAGAGCTGTAAATAGCGTGCACTCACCAAGTCTGAGTCCATAAGTCATCTCCGTTAGTGTTGGAAATGGATAAGGAATGCCGATGTTGATTTCTGTTTTGTCAATTACACTATCGATTTCATCATACGATGAAATGATTTCATCTGGTCTATACTTTTGAGAGTTAAACCAGATGTTTCTAAACTCAGCTACTTCATTGTTTTGAAGATAGTCACTAGCATCTTTATACTTTGTTAAATTGACAATGTAAACCTTTGAGGGATGAAAAAGAGTGGCTACTTCTTTAGTGGCTTGCTTTCCCGGTTCATCATTGTCAAAACAAATGTATATCCGTTCAAATGAATCAAGGTATTCTTTGTTTGCTTCACAGTCTTTCTTTGCTGATGTTGCACTAGAGACTGATACTGCTGGGTATTTCCCCCCAAGCATTTGGTGAGCAGAAGGTGCATCCCACTCACCTTCTGTAATAGTAATACTCTTAGCTGAACCAGCGCTGAATAGATTTTTTCCAAAGAGTTTTGGCCCTTTCATATCACCTTGAGTAGAAAAAGATTCTTTCTTATCTACTGTAAGTTTACGAATCTTTAACCCATTTGAATATGGGAATGCTACTTCAATAGGCTTACCAGTTTCATCGATTTTGGTTGCTATTTCGTACTTTTTAAGAATATTACTTTCGATATTACGATGTGAGATATATTCGAATGTATATTTACTTGTTGTTACTTCAGACATATTAAATTTTACGTACGCTTTACAGCTAAAACAGAATCCATGGTCCTTGTATTCATGATAAGCATCACTGCTCGTGCACTTCGGACACGGAAGCTTTGATCGCAGGAGCATATGTTGATACAGTTATCTTACAGGATTCATAACAATGAGTACACAGGACTTCTCTAAACCGCTTACGGTAATGAACTGTAATACGGCTAGTTGGTCCTGTGTTAGTTAGTAGACTACCTTCTGAGGAAGTATAGTCACAGATAGCACAATGTTGATTAATTAAACTCATTATCTTCGGTTGTCTCGTCTTTCAGTAAACCCGTAGAACTTCATGTCGGGTTTGTTATGGAAATATTTACGATCACACAGACGCATTTTGTCAGCTTTTTCATCCCATGAATCTTTCTTTCCAAGATAAATGAAAGCAGAAACAGACAGAGCCTGAGCACTGTTGTTGGGATTATGAAAGTTGATGAGGGTCTTGAATCTCTTTACAGTATCACGGTTTCCAAGCTGGTAGTCAAGCTGAGAAATTAAAGAAGGCTCAACTAACCACAACTCTCCATACAGATGGCCTGCATCTTTGGAAGTAGCTTCGTAGAATGCAATGCAGTTCTGCTTCTTGGAAAGGTTCTCGTACTGATACATCTTGAAATTCTTGAGAGAGGTGTAACCTCCAGAAATCCTTTCAGTCTGGTATCGTTGAAAGATGCTGTGTCCGTGGAACCCACGCTGAAAGGCGTTGTACACGAACAGCATGTGAGCCTCATGCTTGTTCAGTTGAGCCATATCAGGAGAGCCACTGCACATATCTACATGTCCAGCAAGAGTACTGCTGAATTCTTCTAGCTCTTGCACGATATCATTACCCTTGGTTACAGACATCATGCAACCCCTTTATCAGCTACAGGATTCTTTGCTTCCCAAAGCTGGTACAGCAATTCCTGAATGAGGAACACAGTCATACGAGGATACTCGGTGACTAGTTCATGGATCTCACTCTGGTCTAGAGCACAGATGTCCATAGTATCAGGCAGATCAACCATATCCACAAAGAGTGGACGATCAGATGCGACGTAGTCCCAAAAGTCGGCAGAGCCGTAATCCTTGTCGCTTACCGTCTTTTTCCCAAGGACTTCAAGAAACGCCTTGCACTTCTGGACCTCCTTTTGGAACCCTTCCGTTTGCTTGGGAAACATATCGATTACCTTGTTGCCTCCCGTAGAAGTAGTGGTGTTATTGACGGGAGTAGCTTGTACCGTACCGTGTACGGTAGTATTCGTCCCACTCGTCGCTTTCGGCCCAACTAGAGCCGGAACTCCAGAGTACGTTCCCTTGGTAGGGCTCTGGGTTGAAGAGGCTCCTCCTCGATAACCACGGTTGAACGAATAGGTATTAGAACTCCACCAACCATCATGTTGGGTAGCACCGTTGGACTTGGGATTGGTAATGAGAACCTTTCCATTTTCGTCCATCAGAAACAGGATGGAGCTATCCGACAGAATGGTGAGAGTACGCTGCAGGAACTTGTCGTTCTGCCAATCATGGTTGAGATTTTCATGCTTGATACGGTACATATCCATCAGAGGAGACAGTACCGAATAGTTGAAATCAGAGGTGTCAGAAACATCACTGTTGCCGAAGCCGTTGATAGTGCCGTTGTGCATCAACATCATGTCGATACCATGAGAGCCCTTGCTCAAGACCTGGAAAGGATGGCAGTTGGAGGTTTCAACCTTGCCACGAGTCTTGAAGCGTAGGTGGAGAGCGATGTGCTGGTCCTTTGCATCTTCGAGGATACGCATGATTGCTTCAGGATCATTACCCTTGGGAGGGCAATGCTTTTCATGATGCATCTTCCCACGATCCGGAATCATGAACCCATAACCATCCTGATTGACGATACAGGCACTCTTGATCTTTTCGAAGTCGAGTTCAACATTGGGTTCACGATAGATAATCACGCACATATTAGTAATCCTTTCAGTATTGCGGATCAGGAAGTCTTGTTACGAAACTTACCGAGAATTCGCTGTTCGAATTCACGATTCTTGGAAGCGAGCGGAGTGGACGTCTTGTCGATGAAGCTCAGGTCGCCAATAGCATTGATGAAGAAACGAAAGTCATCACAAGAAGTGTTCAGAATGGACATCAGATTCTTGTCAACAGAATCGAAATGCCGAAGGACATACGATACGATTTCCTTTGGTTTGTTCAAGTTCTGAGAGATAAACTGACCAAGTTCATTAATCTTTCGACCTTCTTCAGCCAAGCTGAAAGTGTTGTCTTCCTTCAGGAATTCCTTCAGGGCGATATAGCGATTCTTGGGGGACTTGCGGAGGTACTCCAAGAAATTTGCCAGAGTGATGTCGGTGAAGAAAGTGGGTTCGTGAGTCCACGTAACCAGAGCTTGAACGAAGTCAAGAGCCTTGGCTACAGATGCATACGAAACAATACCCTTGAACAGACGAAACTCGATAGTCGGCTTGCCGCTGGTGAAGTTCAGGATACTGTACTTACCGAGACTACGAAGAGAAGATTCACAGTTTTTGAACACCTTGACGTTGGAGATGTTTCGTTCGAAAGTGGGAAACTTGGCATACTGAGTCTCAGTATGTCGTTCAGACAGAATATGCAGAAACTCCTTGTTGTTGGGATGAGCCATGAAGTAGGCAATGTTCTTCATGTGATAAGGTTCGAGCATATCACGTCCGACATGGATGTGAAGACCATTATTGGTCTTGGTGGAACAGTCGAACTTTTCGTAGTCCACATTGGAGAAGAAATGAGCCCAGTGCTTTTTCTGAGCTGCAATCGACATGGGAATAGTGACCAGTTCGATACAGTTGCTGAACTTGCCAGAGATGGAGCCATCATCCTTGCCGATGAAAAAGGGAACCTCCTGAGCTTTTGCCATCTGTGCCATGGTGTACTTGGTGGAGACTTCCAGTTCTACACCAACCATGAAAGGATTGTGTTCACCTTTTAGTCGATTGACCTTCAAAAGATCATCTTCCGAATAGGCGATATTGGAGATGGGGCTCGCTGTGTAGTTCAGCTTTTCGCTGATACGATCACGAATCTGCGGAAAATTTGTAAGATTGGGAGATGACGGCATGTTTCACCTTTAGTAGTAAGTTTCTCGATGTTGTTCGAAGTTGTTTTGAATGTATTCGATAATACTGCTCAGATTGTTTTCAATTGTAAGAGCAGGACAGGTATTAAACTCACAGACTTGATACTCGTGGTTACTATTCATCATGACATCAACACCAATTAAGTCGGACATCATGATGATAGGAAGAGTACATAGACGATCAACAAGATCAGTATACTTGGTGATGTAGTTGTTGTTGGGATCATTCACTGTGATAAATGTTGATCCCATGGTGTGATTCCACGGAACTGTTGGGTCTCTCTCAGTTACTCGCTTTCGAAGAGTGATGAGGGGTCTACCCAAGACAAAGATGACTCGAAACTCGAATCTCTTAGGGAAGATTGGCGATAGGTAGCCAGAACCGTTCCAAGCTCCCGTGCTGTCCACCCTGTTCCAGCCAGAACCTCCCCGATGGTGAAAGGGGCGTGAGACGAATCCGAGACCGTAGTTTGGGAGTTCGTTTGCTTCTGCTTGGGTAATGGCAGATGGTGGGACACAAATGCCTTGAACCCCAATTTCTTTCCGTTGCTCGTACTTGTTCTTGGAAAAGAAGGTGTGTAGCGACGAGAGTATTGAGGTGGTTGGGGAGTGCGGTCGAATTCTTGTGTTTGAGGATTCCAGTTCACTATGTAGGAATCCATTAATACGGGTTCCGTGATAGCACGTAAAGAACGTTCTTGAGGGGTTGGCCAGTATTGCCATGGATAGATTTCGTCGATGTGGGTTGACAGTCCTGTTGGTGGTGGTCGGTTCTGTCGCCTTGATGGTCCTGATGGCATTGAGTCCCTCCTTGAGAAGGGTCGGTGTTGTTAAGATATTGTCAGGTCGAAGAATATATTTGATAGTCATAAGTTATGCTCTTTGACAAAACTTCGATAACCGTTTATCTTAACAGCAGGTGCTAAGATAAATCTGGTTGTTGCATATTGAAAACACCCTACTTCTTTTAAATAAACACGAGTTCCACAACTTACTATAGTGTGAATAGTATAGATTTGTCCATGTTCTAAATGTGGTCTTCCAAAAAATCCTCGATTATCTGTAGGATCCCAAATAACTTTATCACCAATTTTAAACATTACAGCTTACTCACCTTTTGAATAAAGTCTTTGAATCCAAACTTTAATCGTCCTTTAGGTCTATTAATGATACTAAACTGATTGATAGCAAAACTTCTACCGGGAAGTTCTACTAAAGTAACTGTCCATGGATTTGGAAGTGATCGAATAGTATAGGTTTGCCCTCTAATTAAACTTGATGAACGTGTGACTTTGTACACACATCTTACTTTATCACCTCTAAGAAACATTTCTTTTTTCTACCTCAGAAATAAACTTTGCATAGCCTTTTATTGTTTTACGCGTACTTACTTTATAGAGTATGTCTGTACTGTGAACCCACCAATGTCCGGTAAGAGACCCTGTAGTGTATTCTCCTCTTCTGTTAATACTTGGTGTGATTCCATCATGACCGTATGGTGTGTTTTCCCAGAATAGTAAACAACGTTCTTCATCTACATACAGAACAGTGGCAGGTAGGTGCCTAATATCACGGTGAGGAGCACTGAATGAAAGTACTTTATCACCAACTTTAATGTTCATGATTTTGTACTTTCAATTTTAGAAATGAATAAGCCATATCCCTTTTTTATGTTAGGTCTATGAATTAAAGTCAGGTGGTCTGGGGTTACAAACCAATGTCCGTATGAATCACCATTTCCAATATTACCGCCTTCATGTCCATAGTTACCTATTCTTAACCCGACGCTTCTGGCATTTGTGCGGTATTCCTGGCCCCAATATACACAAACATTACCATTATAATGAAATTGAACGATTGTACCAATAGCTTCTGTTGGTATAGAAGGTGGTCGATATTTAGAAGTAACTTTATCACCGATCTTAAACATAATTGGTCTCCGGGATGAGATTCGAACTCATAACCTACAGCTTAGAAGGCTGTTGCTCTGTCCAGTTGAGCTACCCGGAGGTAGTGTTTAAGGGGTGGTGAGTACGAATGAATGCTTTGTATTTTGTTAAGATTGTTGTTTTAGATATTAGTGTTAAGTCTTTTGCATCTACCCACCAATGACCATACTTGTCATTTATACCGGATAAATAATCTCCGTAATGCCCACAGTTAATGTAGTTTCTTTTTTTTAGGAGTCCAATAAATTAATATATCTATACCTCTAATGAAGACAATTGTTCCAATAGTAGTTTTTGATAGTTGATGAGGAGTATAGCTGGTTACAATTCGATCACCAATTTTAAACATTTTTATGTCCTAAAGGGTAGTGTTGGTTTGCAAATGCAGCAAAGTTTTTCTTTGTGAAAAGAATAAAACGATGTGCGAAGTAACCACCATGGTCACCATTAGTATTTGTTTTGTTCAGACTTTGAACGTGATAAAATGTTTCATTTTCGTCAGTGTCTATAGCAATTCTTATTACTTTATATTTTTCTCCAAATTTTAAAATATGCCCGCACGGTTGCACACAAACAACAATATCACCAACTTTAAACATAGCATCACCGTCTGGGTAGATGTTTAGAAACAAAAGCTTTGTAACTGTTTTCTTTTTTCTTTTTGGATGTAGGTATATTAGAAAAACAACGGTTGAAAGTATCTATGTGATAATCAAATTCTTCTTGATCATCATCAAGTAGGTAAATATACAAAGGTTCACCATCACTTGAGCTATACTCAATATAAATAATTCGATAATTGTTGTATATAGTAAAATAAGAAAGGTCTTCATCAAGACATTGTACTTCTTGACCAATGAATAATTCATTCATGGTAGGTTCTCATTAGCAAATTTGCCAAAGCCTTTTAGTTTTCTTTTAGTAGCTTTTACAAGTATCCAATTTGGATTACTTTTAAACACATAGTCACTATGTTTGTCTCCTTTTATAAAAGGATAACTAGATTCGTATACTTCTAAGATAAATTTATTTTCATCTGGCTCTATAATAATAAATAAACAATTTACTTCGATGTGTCTGACTATGTCACCGACGTTATAATCTGTTCTGTTTGTCATTTAAACTTACCTATTAATATGGTGGCTGTAAAGGGAATCGAACCCTTAAACCTATTGGTGTCAGATTTTAAGTCTGATGCGTTTACCAGTTTCGCCATACAGCCATCATTTTAATAATTAAGTGAATAGCCATCTGATAATCTCAAGGATACAGTACCCTGTAGCACCAAGAGTTAGAATCAGATAGCTGTCCATGGTGGTACCCCTAAGAGGATTTGAACCTCTGATTGATCTGTTATGAGCAGATGGCTTTAACCACTAAGCTATAGGGGTCTTGATCAGATGGCTTCGTAGGCGATGGTGATTTCACCAGCCGTGATAGCCTTAAGACGTCGATAGGCGTGCTTCTGGCTGTAGCCCTGCATGGTGGTACCGAAGACAGTACCTTCCTTGGTTTTGCAAGGAAAGGTGAAGCTCTTGAGGCGATCACGATGATCGATGTTCTCGATGTCGAGAGAACGCTTGGATTCGAACAGATCAGTCATCGAATTGTCCTTCCTTGAAAGTGACTTTGATGCAGGCGATTCGTCTGACATAACAGCTTTCGTCAGCCGAAGCACGCGTTTTCTGTAAATTTGATGTGATGTATTCGTTTTCGGTTTTGTACAAATTCAGGTATCCGGTGATTTCCTCCGGTTTGTTGTGGATGTCGAAGTTTTGATGGGACCATTCTTCACCGTATTTGTTCCAGAAACAAGGGTATGGTCTCCCACAGAGTCGTATTTCTTCATCGACTGTAGGAAGAATCTCCCCAATGATGTTGGTCCCGTCAAGGGGTCGAAATGATGATAGGAAGATTGTTTACTGTTAATTATGACTTAGATTTTTCAATCAACTTGTCGAGTCGATTGCAGATGAGTGCAAGGCCATACAATGTGTTCCACACTGCGACGGCACACATTGCGTAAGTTGCTTGGTCATTGGCCATTAAAATACCAGCGGCAGCTGCCCAAGACCATGAAACTGCCAAAAGAGTAGATGTACGGTCCATGTTTCAGTCCTCTATGATCTGGTAGGCGATGATGTTGTTTTTCGGAAGGCCTTCATGGCACCAATAATCGCTATCGCCTTCAGCTATTGAGGCCCAAACATAAGCTGGCTCGCCCTCCATATAGGACCGTCCACCTCGCATACGCACGCGCACCCGCACATGAGGCGCTACAGGGCAGGGGCCACCGTCGTGAGGTATCCAAGGGCGAACCTTTAGCCGATACAGAGCAGAAGGATTTTCTGAAGGGCCTGTTAGCCATTTGATTCCAAGTCGTCCTTTTTCAAAGACGTTTATCCAAAACGTTTTTGTTCCTAGTGGGTTTGCAGTGGTCATTTGTTTACCTTTTAATGAGAGGAGCGTGAGTAGAAATAAATTTAGCGTAGTTTTTCTTTTCAGGATTCATTAATATATGATATTTTTCTATAAAATAAAATGTTTCTGCGAATCGATATCCTTTTGGACTCCCTAAGTGTTCAGATAACAGTTCGCAAATAATGGTTTGAGATATGGGGCTTATTTCTATAACTTTAAATAGGTAATGGTAGTGCTTTGACTTATAAATTTGACCAACTTCTAATTTATGAGGCATTTGGATTAGCCCTGATATTACAGAATTCTGATGATAGGAACACTATTAAGGAGAAGACAGAATGGACTGTATGCTACCATTCACGACATGAGGTATCGAGACTTAACTTTCTATATCCTCATACATACAGAAAGCTGGCTGTCTTCTCTTTGATAATGTTGAGCCTTTTTAACTCATGCTCAGGAGTGGTGATTAATTTCGTTTTCTCTAGTATTAACTTTTTAGTTAACCAATTGTTAATTAAAGGAATTTTTATTTACGGGGATGCTCTGATGTTATACATGACCGGCGATCCTAGATTTGTTGGTTTTATGCTGTCGAATTTTGATATTAAAATTGAAGGGTTATTTAGGGACTGTCACGGGCCATGGGAGTGTTCCCTTTTGTTGGCGATGCCGCCACGAGCCGTCCACCTTGTCGTGGACATGGACCCACTCGCCCTCCTCGTATTCCTCCCGCCAGACGGCGAGCATGGTCTGGATGCTGGGCTTCTCAGTCATTCTTGAGGACCTCCCTGACGCCAATCCAGAGGTCCCCCGCGCCGTCATCGTGGCGGGGAGCGCAGGCTCCGAGGGAGATGGCGAGGCCGGCGATGAAGAGGGCAAGGACGAAGAGGCGGACCTTCCACACGTAGGTCACCGTCCCATAGCCTTCTTGAAGAGGGCCTTTGTCTCCTCCAGGGTGATGGAGGTGGGGTCCCGCTCTCCCATAGTGAGGATTTCCGTGCGGATCGCTTCGAGCCCTGCGATTTCCGCCCGCTTCCGGTCAAGCTCCTCACCCAGCGTCGTGTAGGCACTGGCAAGGTTGGTGAGGTTGGAGGCGATGCGAGTGGCTTCCTGCTCCGCAATGGCGGCGGCGAGGGTCGTCGGTTTGGTTGTCATGGTGTTCATAGTAGTGTTGTCCTTTTTGGTGATACCGCCAGTTGTCAGAAGGTGCCGCTGAGGAACGAGCCGTTGGTGTCGTACAGCAGATAAATGCGGCTGTTGTCGATGTGTCGCAGTTTGTTCATCTCGAACCGAGCCTTAGTACGGTCGGGTACTCCGAGTGAAGGCTCAGAGTCTCCTTTCCGTTGGCGAAAGGCTGACGATTCGCAGAATACATCAGAGTACGTATGGATATCTCCTGCTGCAGATGACTGATGATAGGAACACCATATAGGAGAACAGAGTGAGTACGTCTACTCGTAGTTGATGAGGAATTGAACCTCATAGCTTCTGCTTTTCAGATAACTCTCTGTTCATAGATATGGTGTTTAAATGGCCAGAGACAGCTCGTGAGAGCCATCTCTGGTTCTTGATGTACTTGGGTAGCCGATCAAGCCGCAGCGTGTTCCTGGCCCTTCTCCGTGGGATTCTGGACCACATTCTTCACGAAGGTGTCGCCGTGCTTGGCCTTGAGCCGGGAGAGCAGACCAGCCTTGGCCGCTTCCATCTGCTTGTCGTTCTGCGTGTTCGTGGGCTTCTTGTACTCCCACTTGGTGCCGGTGACCTTGTTCCAGACGTCACAGAGGTCGTCGAACATGTCCTTGACCATGTCGTACTGGGCCTGAGCCAGCCGGACGTTGTAGTCGAGGTTGAAGGTCCGGCCGTCACCCGCCGCAGCATCAGCGTCGAGGACTCCACCGTCCATGTACTTCTTGGTGTGCTCGTCGAGACGGTATTCAGCGAGGTTCAGCCGTTCCGTCAGCGACGGGTAGCTGTTCTGGCCGACAGTGTTGGTGTCGTAGAGCTGCCGATAGAGGTTCTGGATCTGGCTGCCGATCAGGAACTGGAAGTAGCTGTCCACCGTCGAGGGGCGCTGCGACCCCGTGTCCTTGCCGGCGACACCTTCGTGGTGGTTCTCGTCACGGATGGTCAGATAGGGTTCGACGATGGCGAGCATGGCAGAGTAGAGGGAGTTGTTGTTACGCGGGAGAGCGATCTTCTTCGACATTGTCATTTCCTTTTTGATAGTGTTGATGATCTTACTTTTCAATCTCATTACTTATACAGAAGTAGTGAAGTCCCCGGAACTTTGCAAGGGAGAGCCGAAGGCGAAGCACCGGAGCTGCAGCCGAAGGCGAAGCGAGGAGCCACCCCTTGCTAAAGTGAGGAGACGGAACTACTGAGATACTATTATATTTATTA